AGGCAAAGGCAAGCGCCCGCAAATGTCTGATGAAGAACGTGAACGTGTTCGTCAGGAAGTAAAGCAGGCTATCATCAATGCCGCATCATCGGCAGAAGCAGGTCAACTCCCACTAGGTGTTGAGCGCATGATTAAACAGATGACTGACCCGATTATGCCTTGGCGTGAACTCATTCAGACTAATCTGACTAGTGCTATTCGTTCAGACTATTCTTGGATGCGCCCATCACGCCGTTCTTGGCACATGGATGCTATCATGCCCGGCATGAATCCCGGTGAAGAGATTGACGTTACTGTTGCTATCGACATGTCAGGTTCTATTTCTGCAAAGCAAGCACAAGGCTTCTTGTCAGAAGTTGCAGGCATGATGGAAGCATTTGATGGTTACAAGGTCCATGTGTTCTGCTTTGATACTGAAATCTATAACCCACAAGATTTCAATTCAGAGAACATGGACACTATTGAAACTTACGAGCCTAAAGGTGGCGGTGGTACTGACTTTGATGCAATCTTTAAGTATCTTAAAGAAGAAGCGATTGATCCTAAACGTTTGATTGTCTTCACTGATGGATATCCTTTTGGTTCTTGGGGTGATGCTGATTATTGTGATACGACTTGGATCATTCACGGTGACCCTAATCCAAATCCCCCTTTCGGGACATATGCGATTTATGACGATCATAAAAAGCATTGAAGAAATAACTATCTTTGAAAGCCCAGACGGTGGTCGGACGGTCTACTCACGTAAGAGTGGATCGTCCAATCGTACTCTAGTAAGTAAGGATCCTCAGTTAATTCTCGAAGAGGAAGAGGCTGCTAAGTGGGTTAAGTGGAAAGATATTCTACGTGAAGCAAAAGATAATACAACACTGACTGATGCTATTGAACGTGTAGAGGTACTATATGCCCTTCTCAAAAAAGAAACAAGTTAATCATTTTATTGCAATGTGGGACATGCAAGGTCTTGAATGCATCTTTGATGTTAACGACCACATGACACAATATAATGAATGGGAAAAACAAAAGATTGTTTCCATTCTTAAAGAAGAACGAGAACCAAATAAGCCTCAGGGTATTCCATTGCAAATGATGATACTTCGGGCTAGAGCAAATAGTCAACGTTCGTATGAGATTTACGAATTTACATCACTAGTATCAATGGAAGAAGTTAAAGAAGCATTTGACTCTAATCCTCAACCTTTAGTAGAATGGATTAGAGATAATGGTAAAAAAGTTTATAGCGACTATGTTAAACAGGATAGAAAGATGATTGCATGATGTATATCGGCACAAGTTTAGGTGGATGCTTGCAATCATTGATGGCAGGTGAAGTGTCCATCGATGACGTTTTATTGATTGTTACACGTACTCGTGCTCCTACATTTGAAAAGTATATTGGGATAGTGTCAAGTTACATTACATATGGCAATCCAAATTCACGCAACAGCAATCTTTACGAACTTTCTCATTATTCTAATGATGATGTAATTGACATGGCAACAAAGTTGTGGTATACAGGTAAGATACATCAACCACGTGTTGGAGTATCAGATAGTGGCAGTGACATGTCCGGTTATTCGCATATTGAGTTAGCCGGTAATCTTTGGCTTGAAATTATCCCACCTCAATATATGAATAATCCAGCGGTAAAGGACCTTTGGGATAAGGTAAAAATGACAGTGATGTTGACTAATGAAAACCATCGATGATATCAATGTACATACTTGGTTTACTGAACGGGAACTAGACTATGTTCCCGGTCATTTTGTAGTGGTTAACACACCTGTACAAGATGAAACAAAGATGTGGATTCTAGAGAGATTAACAGGTAGATTTGCTATAGTGTTAAACAATGACGGATCATTTTTGGCATCAGATAACTTATATCCTGCTTTTGAAGACCCAAAAGAAGCAGTTTTTTACGAACTAACTTGGTCGTGAATAAAAAAAATATAGCACCTATATCTGTATTAAATACTTACGTTAAAACACACAAGGAGAAACAATATGAGTTTTTTACGACACGTTGGTAAACACGGAGATCGCAAGGTTGCAATTATTTTCCGTGAAGTTCCGGGCGAGCCTCATATGTGTTTGGTTACATATACCGAACTATTGAATAAGCACATTCACGACCCTATGATTAAGTGTATTGAAAGCGATATTGGTCAAAACAGTACTAATCTTGCTGATGCACTAAATCGTTCATATACTAATGATGGTACTATCATCCTTCAGAAGTTACATGCTGAAGGTCAGTTAAAGAAGGTTAACACTGAACAAGTTGTTATGACCCCTGCACCAAACGTTAGGATTAAGTTGAATGAACTCAACAAGATCCTTGATGAAATGGAAATGGGCGAAGCCGCTGTGAAGAAGTTAGCCGAAATGGATAAGAGCATGGGAATGCAGAATCCAGTAGACGTTGCAAGACGTATGCGCGGTGATGCGATGCCAGATTCAATCACACAAAATCAAAGTTCACTTGTTGGTGCAGTAGATGCACTAGGTGACAGTCAACTTGCTAATACATTTAGAATGCAAGCCGAAAAGATGGAACGTGAAGCAAGTGGTTTAATGGCCGAAGCAAAGCGTCTACTATCTGAAGCGGCAGCACTTGAGCCGGCACCAGTTAAGGTTCCTGCAAAGCGTGGTCCTAAGCCTAAGTCAGCATCAATAGATGCGACACCTACACGTACTAGTAAGGCTAAGAAGGTAAATGTCGCCTGAATTTATCCAGAAATGGGAAAGTTTACTTGAAGACGTTGATAAGCAAAAAATTCCAGTTGAGTTTATTAAAAAGTTAGTTGTTAAACTTGTTGGCAAGAAACAACAAACTATCAATATTGAAAAGTTACTAAGCCAGGGACTAGACCCGGATCAAATTGAGGAAGCCATTAGCAGAAAACTTATGGAACTTGACGATCAGGTCAATAGCATTGAATTCATACTCAATGTTCAAAGCATAGCAGATACAGTACAACCAGAAACAGACCGTTTATTAAATAAATTATGAAATTAATTGTAGCATGTGATCCGAAAGGTGGAATAGGCTACAACAACAAGTTGCCCTGGATTAACATCCGGGGCGATTTGCCAAGATTCAAGGCGTTAACTGACAATGGTGTTGTTGTTATGGGCCGCAATACTTGGGAGAGTTTACCGAAGAAACCATTAATAGGTAGACTTAATTTTGTTGTAACTAGTCAAACACTTACTTTGCCATTTGGTGCCATTCAAGTACCAAACTTAAATCACTTTAGTGAATACAAAAATGTTTGGCTAATTGGCGGTGCCCAACTAATCAATAGTAGTTGGCATTTGGTTGACGAAGTTCATCTAACAAAAACAGTATCCCAATATACTTGCGATTCGTTTATTGATTTGCTATACTTAGAAAACAATTATACAATGACACGTAGTGAATTCAACGGAGATCATATATATCAGATATGGAATAAGAAATGAAACAGTATCACGACCTACTTACAGATATATTAGAAAATGGCGAAAGCAAAGATGATCGTACCAAAGTAGGCACAATCAGTGTTTTTGGTCGTCAATTAAGATTTGATTTACGTGAAGGGTTTCCTGCTGTTACTACTAAGAAACTTGCATGGAAAGCATGTGTAGGTGAATTGCTTTGGTTCATTGAAGGCTCAAGCGATGAACGTAGACTAGCAGAAATCACACACGGTGATCCAAAAGGTAAAGTGACTATATGGACACCAAATGCTCTTGCACCCTATTGGAAGCCTAAGGCTACGTTTGAAGGTGATCTTGGTCGTGTATACGGAGTACAGTGGCGACACTGGAACAAATATCGTGTAGAGAAAGATATGGGTCCTGCGCACAAAGGTGGCACCCGACTTGCGGTAGACAACATTGAAGTTGATCAATTGGCAAATCTAATTGATGGACTCAAGAATGATCCAAATGGTCGCAGACATATTCTATCAGCATGGAACGTTAGCGAACTAGATCAAATGGCATTGCCACCGTGTCATGTTATGAGTCAATTCTATGTCAACAAAAAGAAAGAACTATCTTGTCATATGTACCAGCGCAGTGTAGATGTTTTCTTGGGTTTACCTTTTAACATCGCTAGTTATGCACTTCTCACTCATTTACTTGCACAAGTTTGTGATTTGAAAGTTGGCGAACTTATTATTTCAACAGGCGATACTCACATTTATACTAATCACGTTGAACAAGTTAAAGAACAACTATCACGTGAAAGTTACCCAAATCCAACATTATCTTTGAATAAAGAAATAAAAGATATTGACAAATTCACAATATCTGATATAGTGTTAATTGACTACAAGAGTCATGGTACTATTAAGGCTGAAATGGCAGTATGAAAACAATAAAATTTATTGCTCATGAATTCAGAATGGGAGACGTAGACGATCCAGACTTATATGCCGCTCAACCTTTAATAGAGTGGGAAAAGTCAGAACCCGGTCAATGGTTAATGAAAAATTCTGATCCTACTCCTGAATGGAACAGAGTACATGATATGTCTACTTATGGTTATCGTTATGCAATCAAAGGATTTCTCACTCCTGAGAAATATACATATTGGAAATTGAAGTATGACTAGAGAAGAAATCATCAATAATATGTGCCTCACTTATCGGCACGATTATGGAATCACTATTAGTGAAGACGATAAAATGTACACGTTGAATAGTGGTGTCACTGAACTTGAGCGCAAAGGTATTTGGAATACTATGGCTCAAATCTTTGACAATGATATTGCACCTTATATGGAATTTAAATGAAAATATTGGTAACTGGTGGTTTAGGTTTAATTGGTCACAACGTTGTTTATCGGTTGATGCGACAGGGACATAATGTCACTATCGTTGACACACAGACTAACTATGGAATCATTCCACAAGACGAAATAGATTATCTTATGTCAGAACGAATGAAAAAGATTCATGATCCATCATTCTACAATATGTGTATCAGTGATCCTAAGTTAGACGGGGTTTTTGCTTCACATAAGTTTGACCAATTAATTCATATGGCAAGTTTCCCTAGACAAAAAGTTGTCAATGCAAATCCTGCATTAGGGTCACGCACAATGAGTGAAGGCTTACTTAATCTATGTGAATTGAGTAAGAAGTACAATGTACAAAAGTTTGTCTATATCAGTTCTAGCATGGTATATGGTGACTTTAAAGATGATGTAACAGAAAACGCTGTATGTAACCCGCAAGGTCAGTATGGCATTATGAAATTAGCAGGAGAATGGCTTGTCAAAGATTACTCGCGCCGAGGTTGTTTTAACCATACTATTATTCGTCCTAGTGCTGTATACGGCCCACTTGACGTTGAAGATAGAGTCATTGCAAAATTTATGCTTACTGCTATGCGCGGAGGAGTGCTTAATGTTAATGGAGCCGGAGAGACCCTCGACTTCACCTACGTTGAAGATGCTGCCGATGGCATAGTTGCAGCCGCACTTAGTGACAACACTAATTTTAATACTTATAATATTACAAAGAGTCATAGTCGTACACTACTTGATGCGGCAAACTTAGCAGTAAAGATTGTTGGTAAAGGGTCAATCGAAGTCAGAGGTAAAGACGTTGATTTTCCTAGTCGGGGCGCATTAAACATTGATGCCGCACGTAAAGACTTTGGATATAATCCTAAGGTAGACGTAGAAGAAGGATTTGAAAGATATTATGAGTGGCTTAGTAATTCCCCATTTTGGTCTAGTAAGACAGTATAAAAATTTACGTGAAGAATTACTACTGGCTACCGATGAGGTTCTTAAGACAGGATGCTTAGTCAATGGCCCTCAAACATTTAAATTTGAAGATTGGCTAAGAAAAGAAACTCGTACTTGGTACGCTACCGTAGTTCATAGTGGCACACAGGCATTAGAAATAATGGCCCGCTATGAGAAATCAAAACATGCTCCTGCTATTTCATTCAATCATCCTCCTCCCCGTGTAGTAGTACCCAACATAACATATCCAGCAACACTTAACGCATTTATCAATGCAGGTTGGGATGTTAAGATCGGTGATACTGATAAGAATGGTCTATTAAATTTAAGTGAAAATGTTTTCGATTACAAATGTTTTGTGGGCTTATATGGTGGAACTACAGACAAAGAATTAACTAGTAAAGTTTTCGTAGATGGCGCACAGCATTGGTTAGTTGCTGATAGTAACGTTGGCATGGGAATGGCGATTAGTTTTGACCCTACTAAAAACTTAAACGCTAGTGGCAACGGCGGTGCTATTGTAACAAATGATGAAGACTTGTATCACTATGCAGTGAACTACAAGAACAATAGCAAGCCAATGGAGCATATGTATACTGGTACTAACAGCAAAATGAGCGAATTAGATTGCGCACATTTATTAGTACGTAGCAAATATATTCATGCATGGCAAGAACGTAGAAAGCAAATCAGAGAATACTATATCGAACGTTTTAAGGACTTGCCTATTCGTTGTCTAAGTGACGGATTTATTAAACATGCGGATCAAAAGTTTGTAATCTATACTAAGGATCGTGATAGACTACATGGCAATATGATTGTTGATGGAATTGAGACCAAGATTCACTATGAAAAAACACTAAGTGAACTAATGGTTACACGTAATATGGAAACACCCGACATGATTAGTACTAGTTTAATGCTATCTAAGGGTGTATTAAGTCTTCCTATGTATCCAGAATTAACTGATAGCGAAATAGAAACTATAACGGAAAAGATTAGGAATTTTTATACTAAATAGAATCACTATGTGGATTCTATCATTTTTTCCGGACTTATTAGTCCATCTCATCGTTGCCCTAGGGGCGTTACTATTTCTTGCGGCAACCTTCTTAGGAATGTTTCCCATTGTCAATACGTATAAAACACCCGCACAAATTGTAGGTGTAATCGTTCTAATATGGGGATTATATCTAGAAGGTGGTCTAGCGTATAAAGATAAACTTGCTACCGAAGTAGCAGAACTTGAAACAAAACTCGCTAAAGCAGAGGCAAAATCACAAGAAACTAACACTAAAATCGTTGAAAAGATTGTTAAAGATACTAGAGTAATTCGTCAAAAAGGTGATGATATCATCAGATACGTTGATAAAGAAATTGTCAAGTACGATACTCAATGTGTTATTCCTGAAGATGTAATTAGAGTTTATAACGAAGCAGCCACATTAGGTACTGCTACTGATCTCAAAGAAGATAAAAAAGAGCATAAGATGTTATTGCCTCCGAGGGTTTCACAATGAAGAAATTAATCCTCATTTCATGCTTTGTACTAGCAGGATGCGCAACTACCGCAGTTCCTGTAGCCCCTAAATTTCCCACTGCCCCTGACACACTACTTGAGGGTTGTCCACCGCTTCAAACACTCCCTGAGGGTGCTAAATTAAGCGATTTAATGCGTACTGACGTTAAAAACATGGTTCAGTATCATGAATGCTCACGTAAAAATAAAGCGTGGGTAGAGTGGTTTAATACTCAAAAACAACTATTTGAGCAGGTCACTAAGTAACACTTGGGCTTCTGATTGATAAATACTATATAACGACGGAAGATTTCTATGGCCACACAACAAATTATTAACATAGGTGCACTACCAAATGACGGTGAAGGCGATCCGTTACGTGTAGCCTTTGGGAAGATTAATAATAACTTCTCTAATCTTTTCTCAACTTTTGTTAATACTAGTAATACATACACTACTGGAAATACGGTAGGACAAGTACTATTTGAAACTCCTGCAAATGCATTCACCCAAGGTCAATTCTATATTCGTTCGAACGATCCAGGTACGAATGACAGCCAAGCCAGTCAACTTTATGCACAGATTAATCCAGCAGGTACTGATGTTAAGTTCACTTGCTATGGAACAACATTCTTTGGAAATGCATTAGCACGTTTTGATATGGACGTATTGAGTGGTAATGTACGTATTCTATGTGATCCTCTTATTACCAATTCAGTATTTCATTTTATCTCTTCACAAATTATGTTCCAGGGTGATCCTATTCCCGGTCTAGACATTCAGTTAGACGGCTTTGTTGACTCAGTTATGTCAACCGAAGATGATTATGTTATGGAAACTGAACAGTAAGATGAGAGCAAGAGAATTTATTACCGAGCAACGGTTAGATCAAGTCCACGATGGTCTTGATGTAGCATCTATGGCTCTTCCCAACACGTATGTTATTCCAGAGTTAAAGAACAATGACTTCTATGATTTATATCGTTTTGGTGTAGCAATTGCCGCAGTACGAGGCGAAAGTGGTACCGACAATGTGCAAAATGGTTATAAGCCTGATTTCAATGCAGAAAGCAGTTGGGGCGAACACCAAGTAGTATCCTCAGAGTTTGACAAAGATATTGGTAAAACAATTGACCAAGCATTGAAGAAAGTAGGCAAGTCCGGCAAAAAACAAGTAAGCACTCCTGGAAGTGATGAGATGGGTGATACATTAACTCAGTCACCTATAAGAGGATTTAAAGGATATAAGAAATGAGATTTCATGAATTTATGTCCGAAAATAAAACGGCTAAGATAACTAAACGCAATTCGTATGCGTCTAAGGGTCTACACAAGTTTCGTGATCCACAAGGTTATGACCGCACTTATGAATTAAATCGTATCATGATGGCTGTGGCATGCACCGACGGTGACATTGACCCGGTTTTAGATAAAGAAAGTTGGGCAGGAAGATTTAATACTGCACATCCATATAGTGAATTAGAACAAAGAATGCTTGCAAAAGCATATAAGGCTGTGGGTTCAGAAATTTATGATTTAAATCACGGTGACTTAAACAGCACTGAACTAGATAGCACTAATAAAGTAAGCCCATTTAAGCCCTTCAAAGGCTATAAGA